ATCAAGAACCTTTCTTGATTTTCTTTATAGTATAACTCTAGCGGGGGGGACTGACATTTAGGGGGGTTACTCGCTAGTATCTGCAAAGTATTTTTGTGATAAGGGTCACACTCACGCTCACGGTCATAGGATTATGGGAGCACTATCGGACAAAACGGACATCTTTAAATGTGTGTATCATACGTGATCGAATAAATCTAAAATAAGTTGAAATTCAAAAATGTTATACATATGATACAATTTAGTTATGGCTAATATTGGAAAAGGCAGATTTAACATGGCAAATACGGCAACTCATAAAAAATGTCCAATTTGCGGGGAACTAAAAGAAAGATCAGAATTCCATAAATGGAAATCTAGACAGGATGGTCTGGCTGCATACTGCAAAAAATGTCTTAATAGTAAAAATAAAAAATGGCAAAAAGATAATCCAGAAAAGCTTCTGACTTTGGAAGAAAAACGTATATACACTAGAAATAAAAAATTTGGCATATCCGAAGAAGATTATGCACAAATGCTGCTTACCCAGAATAACCAATGCGGTATATGCAAAAAAGAAATTAATTGGGAAGCGGCAGTAGATCATTGTCATGCTACAGATAAGGTTCGTGGTCTACTTTGTAGAAATTGCAATCTGGGCTTGGGCGGGTTTAAAGACAATATTGAAACAATTAGAAAGGCTATCCTGTATGTTAAAAATATGTAAAGAATGCGGCATAGAAAAAAATATTTTTGATTTTTATGATCGTAGAAAAGATTGTAAAGATTGTAAAAATGCTAAGGCTAGACAATGGAGAAAAGACAATCCAGAAAATACTGAGAGGCATCTGGCTAGAATGAGAGAACGTACTAAAGAGCGTAGATACGGAGTAACTCAAGAGCAATTTGATAAGATGTTATTAAACCAAGATAATAAATGTAAAATATGCAATATTGAGTTTAGTGGCAGCAAATTTACGCATATAGATCATTGCCACGATACAGATAAAATAAGAGGCTTGCTGTGTAATAATTGTAATCTAGCCCTAGGTCAATTTAGGGACAATACGGACATTATGGGTATGGCTATAAAATATCTTCAGAGGTCTTGACTTACGAAAATCCTAAATGCTATACTGTAAACCTTGGACAGTTTCAGGAGATAATATCAAGGGGTTAAACTCCAAGTGCGATGATGACGGAAGTTGTAATTCTACAATTACTTTCAGATAATAGCAACAGCTCGAACCGATGAATGGCGGATTTATACTCCGATCATTTCGGGGTTCTCTTTTTTTCTTAAAAAGGGGTATAGGGGTTGTATGCTTAAATTCTGGAAGTTATCATTAAAAAGATAAAAACAAATATAGAAGACATACTTCTAAAAAAATATTCTATTAACATTTGATAGAATGTATAAACTAGTCGACTAGGATTAATAATGACAATGAATGTATACAAATACGATATTGCTATTCAGGTAGCGGTAATTGGAGAATCAGAAGAAGATGCAAAGACAAAGTTGGAAGCTGGACAAGCTAATCAACTATCAATGGTTCAAACTCTTGTAAGCACAACAGAGATCGTATAATAAAAAACTTGTAATATAATTAAGGTATGTCTCCAGAGAAGATATCAATTAAGAAACAAAAAGAGCACCTGGCACAATATCTAAAAGACTTAAAAGAGAAGAACCCATGTATGGATTGCAAGATATCTTATCCATACTACATGATGGACTTTGATCATGTTAGAGGAACTAAGCAAGCAAACGTGGCGGAACTAATCAATACGTTATCTAAGAAACGATTAGATGCAGAAATAGCCAAGTGTGAGATTGTATGTTCAAATTGCCACAGAGCAAGAACATATATGAGAAAAAACGGGAAGAAGACAAAATGAAATTCTGTACATATTGCGATAAGCTCTCATATACATCTAAAGTAACCAGAGATGGTAAGAAGATCTATTATTGTGATGATCACGCATATAATATTGCAGTTGACTAGGATTATGGTATAATACTATTATGAATAATTTAAAAGATATGAAATGTAATACACCAACATGCCCATTGCCAGTAATGGGAACCAGAAAAGATGATCCATCTATTGGTTACTGTATGGCACATGGCATGGAATATGCAATGATAATGAGAAATAAAGAAAACGCATGAAAAAGATCTCTGCTTTAATTATGTTAATTGCGACAGCAATGCTTTCAGGATTAGCTTTGTCTAAATTTTTAAATTGGGCGGGAAAGCAAGAAAGTATCTTTGATTTTGACCTAAATGAAGATATAGACAATGAACAGTTCTAAATCATTCCTATGGTCATTACTAATCATCCTAGGTGCATACTATTCATTGGTGATTATAGATATATAGGGTAATCTTTTATCTCCCGCCCTTTTCTGGGGTCTTTGTATCGGAGATACCAAATATGACCCGTTAGGGCTTTAAAACCCCCGTAGAGGGCGTGTAAGGGCTATTTCTTAAAGATGTGCCAAAGCTTAAACTTGATGTTTTGAATAATATTATCTATTTTCTGCTCGACTCTAATATCCTTCTTATTAAAACTCTTAGGACTACTCCATAAATTAGAAAAATGTCTAGGCATAATATAATTATACTCTATATTTAAATATGGTCTTTCATTTTCGGCGCACTTTTTTTCGCACTAATTGCACTATATGTCCATATTGCCCGCATCATATATATCTTGCATATAAAAGAAAAAATCCCAATCAGAGGCGGATCCGATTGGGCATTTCTAGTATATTGCTATACATTATATAGGGAGACATTGCTGCCATCACCTACACATCTTAATTGTAATATGGAATATTTTATATGTCAAGAATCCTAGTCGACAGGTTCTTCAGATGGAGCAAATGATGGTGCAGGCCCAAGAAGGAATCCTTGTTCGTGATAGTCAATCATCTTAGCTGTCTTTTCAGGGTCTGCATGATTTGCCATAATCGTTAGCATGTCATAAATGCGGTGAAGCATTATGTAGTTAACCATAGGCAAGTTGTCTTCTATTGATTGCGACTCTTTCTCTTCCATTATGGCCTCCCCATATCGTTCCAAAATATTTCACGCCCCATAGCGTCTTTTTCTAATATAGCTCCAGCTTCAAATTCATATGAAGAACATGTCTCTTCTGCCGCCGACGCACTTTTTGTTTCAATTTGTAGTCCTTGACCACAATTGCAGCCAGTACATTCATTCTCAGACATTGTTTACTCCGCTCACTAGACTTTCGTATACCTCTAGCCCTATGTAATTCTTGTAATCACAAGCTAGGCAGTATAAATAGATGTTGTCTTCTAAATCTAAATTACATTGAAGAGAGCCCTGATCCAGTGGGCATGAAAGCTCTGGAACAAGGCCCTCTTTTGATAAAGAGAGATACTTCGATACATATTGTATCTTCATTTATCCTACTTCTTTTCAGTTGTTGGGAATCGCAATAGCCATTCCTGCGCTTTAGGGGTCATACCCTTCCAGCTGGACCAATCTTGACCGCCATTGGTCATATAGTACGTTATCTCTGCGTTTGTTACTGGGTCGAATAACTCTTTGTTACTCTTTAGGTCGAATTTCTCTAGTCTGTCAGGACCAAGATTTCCAATCATGTTTATCTGGAATACTCCGTAAGAACTATCTCCAGTTTTCTTATCCCCGTTATATGCAAGCGGTCTTCCATTAGATTCACGCTTTGCTATGGACCAAGCTTTCTTAAGGCCTACTCCTTCGAATCCTACAGTCTTAAGTAGCAATAGCAACTCTTCGTCTGTAAGCATCTCAGATGGCTTGTAAATTTCTTTACTGAAACTATCTAAGACTTCTTGCTTTAGTTGGGCTTCAGTTTTCACTAAAGGTTTTACTACTAAGGCTTGTGAAGGCTGGACTGGAAACAGGAATAATGTTATCATTACTATTGTAACCAGATTATGAGCTAAATCACTAACCTGTTGTTTTATTTTCTCCATTGGCATTTCCTCCTCTAGAGATAACGAACTACAATCATAACATTGATCGGATAAGCCTGTCAAGCCAGTCAACTAGAAAGAAAACATGAATATATCTTATTATACTATTCAAGCGGGGCTAAACCCTGCTGTTGGCTTTGGCTATGCGGGAAAAAATATTGTTAAATCATTAAATAATCTAGGATATGCTGTATCTTTTGCTAATCCTAAATCTACTATTCAATTAAACTTTACTCAGCCACACCATTATAAGATGCATAAAAAACAATACCAGATTGGTTATACTCCGTGGGAATCAACTTTAATGAGACCAGACTGGATTGAAAGACTTAATGCATGTGATGAGGTTTGGGCAACATCAGACTGGTGCGCTAAAGTATTTAAAGACAATGGAGTAACAAAGCCAATATATGTTTACCCACACGGCATAGAAGATATTTGGAAACCAAAACGCAGGGTTCTTAAAAAAGGACAACCACTTAAATTTTTACACATAGGAGAACCATCTCCAAGAAAAGACGGACAACTAGCAGTAGATACTTTTATTAAGCTATTTGGCGGAAACCCAGATTATCATTTAACAATTAAAGCACATAAGTTTAATACCATTAGGGTCTACGATCAGTATAATAATTTTATGAGTCCAGAAATGGCGCATAGCAATATAACTTTAATTACAGAAGAGTTGTCAGAAGCAGATCTTGTTTCTTTGTATCATAGCCATCATGTTTTGTTATACCCAACATGGGGAGAAGGCTTTGGGTTTATTCCGCTTCAAGGTTTAGCAACGGGTATGCCAGTTATATCAACATATGATTGGTCTCACTATGTGGACTACATGGGACCGCTTAAATTAAAATCTAAACTTACAGATGAGACTTTACCTAAATCAGTTGGCGATGCATATATTGGAAAAATGTTTAAACCAGATGCAAAACATTTAGAAGAGTTAATGCGTGATGTATCCTATGACTATAAAGCATACTTTGGGTACTATTTTGCTCAAGCAGATAAAATACATGAAGATTATAATTGGGATCAGTTGACTAAGAAAGCTTTTGAACATTTAGTAGAGAAATTTTTTTAGGGCTTTCCCTTTTAACCGATCTTTGGTAGAATAGGATCTTCACACTAAATTTAAATTAACCGCTAGGCGGAGAAAAAAGGTATTATAAAATGTCTAAGACTATTGCAAACCCGTACGAAAATTTTATTGCGTTATCAAGATATGCAAGATGGATATCAGAAGATAATCGCCGTGAGACCTGGGGAGAAACAGTAGATAGATACTTTAGATTTATGCTAAACCACCTAGAACAAAATTACAATTACATTCCAGATGAGAAGCTTGTTGCGGAATTAAAAAATGGTGTATTTGAGAGAAACGTCATGCCATCAATGCGCTCCGTTATGACTTCAGGAGTAGCATTGGAAAGAGATAATGTTGCAGGATACAATTGTGCATTCTTGCCAGTTGACTCAGCTCGTTCATTTGATGAAACAATGTACATTCTTATGTGTGGCACTGGTGTAGGGTTCTCTGTTGAATATAAGTATATTAATAAGCTTCCTTCCGTCCCAGAATCACTAGAAAAGTCAACTACGGTAATTACAGTAGAAGATTCAAAGCAGGGTTGGGCAAAAGCATACCGTGAACTACTAGCATTACTTTGGTCTGGACAGATTCCAGCAATTGATGTATCTAAGGTACGTCCCGCAGGCGCAAGACTTAAAACAATGGGCGGAAGATCATCAGGTCCACAACCACTTATTAATTTATTTGATTTTACAATTGCAAAGTTTAAAAGTGCTACAGGAAGAAACCTTAAGCCAATTGAATGCCACGATATTATGTGCAAGATTGGTGAAGTGGTTGTTGTGGGAGGAGTTCGTCGTTCAGCAATGATTTCACTTTCTAACATTAACGATATTGAGATGGCACAGGCTAAATCAGGTAACTGGTGGGAAGCAAATACACAACGTGCTTTATCTAATAACTCTGTTGCGTACTCACGCAAGCCAGACATGGAGCAATTTATTGCAGAATGGAAATCTTTATATGATTCAAAGTCAGGAGAACGAGGTATATACAATGTGGCCGCAGCTCAAGCCCAAGCAGCCAAGTATGGAAGAAGAGATCCAGATATACACTATGGAACTAACCCGTGCTCAGAGATTATTTTACGTCCTTACCAGTTTTGCAACCTTTCAGAAGTCGTACTACGTGAAAATGATACAAAGAAAGATATTCAACGCAAGGTAGAGCTTGCAACTATTCTAGGCACATGGCAATCTACCCTTACAGACTTCAAATATATTCGTAAGATTTGGAAAGACAACACAGAAGAAGAGCGCCTACTGGGAGTTTCTTTAACTGGACAGTTTGGGCATAAATTTATGTCAGGAAAAGAAGACCTTGTTTCTTTAGAGGCATTTTTAATGACACTTAGAGAATCAGCAAGAGAAAAGAATAAAGATGAGGCTGGGAAAATTGGGATTCCAGAGTCTGCTGCTATTACATGTGTAAAGCCATCAGGAACAGTATCTCAATTGGTCGGGGTATCTTCAGGAATGCATGCTTGGCATTCTCCATATTACATTCGTACAGTTCGTGGGGCAAAAGGAGATCCAATCTCTACATTTTTAAAGGAAGTTGGAATTCCAGTCGAGGATGATGTTATGAAGCCAAACGACACATACGTATTTTCATTTCCAGTAAAGGCACCAGATGGTGCAATTGTTAGAAATGATTTAACTGCTATTGAGCACTTAAATATTTGGTTGGTTTACCAACGTGCATGGTGTGAGCACAAGCCATCAATTACAGTTTCTGTAAAAGAAGATGAATGGATGGAAGTAGGAGCTTGGGTGTACAAACATTTTGACGAAGTGTCTGGAATTTCATTCTTACCTCACTCAGATCACTCATACAAGCAGGCTCCATACCAAGAAGTAACAGAGGAAGAGTACAATAACCTTGTTGCCAAAATGCCTGCCGAAATTCGCTGGGAAGACTTATCTTTTTACGAGACAGAAGACGGAACTTCTACTAATGCCACGCTTGCCTGCAGCTCAGACGGAAACTGCGAACTTGTGGATATTTCAGCTTAGTGGTAGAATTATAGTATTCGGGTAAACCGAAAATTCATGGGCACCTTGCCCACGAGGAGATGATCAAATGGCTAAATTTGCAAAAGCAGATTTAAACAAAGATGGGAAAGTTGTTATGACAGAACAGATTTTAGCAGCGCTTGGAACTTATGCACGTGCATTTCTTTCAGCAGCACTTGCTCTATATATGACTGGTAATACTAGTCCAAGAGATCTTTTGATGGGTGGATTTGCCGCAGTGGCACCAGTTATTCTTAAGGCTCTAAGCCCAAGTAATAAGGAATTTGGATTCGTTCCAGAATCAAAGTAATTTCATTATTAGGATCGCTCCTGTGCTAAAATGAGTACAGGAGTTTTCCTATTCTAGGAGTAAAAATGTCAGCGGTTAAAAATTTTGAAGTAGACCAAAATGCAACATTTTCTTTTGTTGTAGAATATAAAGACAACCAAGATTTACCAATAAGTCTAGTGGGAGCCTCTGCAAAAATGCAGGTTCGTGACACAAAAGGTGGAACAAAATTGGCGTTTACGCTAAATACCCCTAACCTGTCAGATGGAATTTCGATAGACCCTACTGCTGGAAAATTAACTATTAAAATGACGGCGGCACAGACAAACAAGTTGTTCTATCCTAAATCAGCCTATGACATTATGATAACAGATAGCAACGGAAATAAAATAAAATTACTTGAAGGCTTTTTAGCCCTAAGTAGATCGGTTACAATATGACAGATAAAATAATAGTAACGGAAATTGTAAATGATGTAGTTGTTTCTACCCCTGGCCCACAAGGACCAAGAGGAAAAACAATATTAAATGGCCTAGGCGTTCCATCAGAGACATTGGGCCTTGAAGGCGATTTTTATTATGATAAAAACACAACAAGATTTTATGGTCCAAAGCCTTCAGATTTTACTTGGGCTGGAGCAGCAAATTACCTTCTAACAGCTGGAACCCTTACTTATCCTTGGTTGATCAATCAGGTAACAGGGCCAGTATCTGGAGTATATAGCCTTCCGATAACACACAATTTGGGATACAATCCAAACGTGACTGTAAAAAATTCCGCAGGCGACATATTAGAAACGGGAATAGACTATAATAGTATTAACCAAATAACACTGACGATGGCACAACCATTTTCAGGGACAGCGTACCTGTCCTAAAGGAGATAAAAAATGGCAAGATTATTTGTAACTAACATTGACCTCAACAAGAATGAGCTTCTCAATGCACGAATTCAGAATTTAAGCGCAGCACCATCAAATCCAGTATTAGGTCAGATTTATTATGACTCGACAGATAATACAATGTTTTACTACAATGGACTCGCCTCTCCAAACGGTCCATGGATTTCAATGTCTGGATCGACAGAGGTCATTCAGGATGTAATTGGTTCAGCAATTGTAGGCGGAGTTGGTTTAACATCAACATACAACGATACTGCTGGCACAACAACAATAGATTTAGATAACACAGCCGTAACAGCAGGCTCATACGGTTCAACAACAAAGATCCCAACATTTACAGTAGATGCACAAGGTCGTTTAACCGCAGCAAGCGAAGCAGACGTAGCAACAAACCTTTCAGTAGCAGGAGACACAGGAACAGATACAGTTAATCTTCTAACTGACACATTAACAGTTGCAGGCGGAGAAGGAATTGATGTTGCTGTAACAAATAACACAGTTACAATTTCAGGAGAAGATGCTTCTACTACTAATAAAGGTATTGCATCATTTAGTTCATCAGATTTTACAGTAACAGCAGGAGAAGTATCTCTTAATAAAGATCCAGTAATTACACTCTCAGGAGATGTAACAGGTACTGGAACAATGACAAATCTTGGCAATGTAACAATCACCACAACAGTACAGCCAAACTCTGTAGAACTTGGAACAGATACAACTGGGGACTACGTCCAGAATATTCAGGGGACAGCAAATGAAGTAACAGTATCTCCTACATCTGGAGAAGGAACTACAGTAACAATTGGTCTTCCAGATGACGTATCAATTACTAATGATTTAAATGTTGGCGGAGACTTAAACGTAGCTGGAACGATTAACTCAGTAAACACTACACAGGTAAACATTGTTGATAATAAGATTAATCTTAATACCGACTTCACAGGAACCCCAACAGCAGATGCTGGAATCCGTGTAGAGCGTGGTACTGGAGCAGATGTAGAAGTTCTATGGAACGAAACAGATGATAAATGGACCCTTACAAATAACGGTACAAATTATCATGCAATAGCAAGAAAATATGCGGTAGACCTTGCTAACCTAGATACAGCAACAGCTTTAGTAGTTACTCATAACTTAGGTTCAGATGATGTTACTGTTCAAGTTTTTGAAACAGCAGGACTAAAAGCTTTAGTTGAAACAGATGTAGAGCGCACATCAGCAAATACAATTACACTAAGATTTGCAACAGCGCCTGCAAGTGGAGCATACAGAGTCGTAATTACTGGATAAGGGAGTTCTAAATGTCAGTCAAAAGATTAGTTCCCTTACATGCAGTAGCACTAGCAACAGATCCAACTGAAGCCCGCATGGGAGATGTTTATTATAATACGGTAGACGAAGAATTAAAATTTCATGACGGCTCCCTTTGGCATTCAGTTGGCGGAGGAGTAATAACTGGCCTTTTAGATCATGTTCACGCATACGATGGAAATGTTTATTCCGTATCAGCAAATACCGTTGCTTCAGACGGCACCCTAGATGGAGGAACTCCGTTTTCAGATTATGGTAATTTACCAGGAAATCTTGATGCAGGTGAAGCATAATGGCTATTGTACAAATAAGACGTGGCACTACAACGCAATGGGCTCAGTCTACTGTAATTTTAAAAGTAGGAGAGATTGGGATAGACAGAACACTTAATAAATTAAAAATTGGTAACGGAACAAGTCTTTGGAGCGCCCTTCCCTTTATTGTAGGTGACACAGGTGCAACAGGTGCAGCAAGTATCGTTGCTGGGCCAACGGGACCACAAGGAATTCAAGGCGTTAAGGGTGACACGGGCGAAACAGGCGCACAAGGAATTGGTGTTACTTTAAAGGGAAGCAAATCTTTATTTTCAAATTTAGCCAATACAGGAAATTCTTTAAACGATGCATACATTGTTGATGAAGATGGTGACCTGTATGTTTGGAATGGATCCTCTTGGTATAGCGTAGGACAAATTGTAGGACCACAAGGTCCAGCAGGCACAACGGGCTCGCAAGGATTACAAGGAGTTACTGGACCCACAGGTGCAGCAAGCACCGTTCCTGGACCAACAGGGCCAACAGGACCACAAGGTCTACAGGGCTTACAGGGCACAACAGGAGTTACTGGACCCACAGGTCCAGCAAGCACTGTTGCTGGTCCAACAGGACCACAAGGACCACAAGGAATTCAAGGCGTTAAAGGTGACACAGGCGAAACAGGAACACAAGGACTTAAAGGTGACACGGGCGAAACAGGCGCACAAGGTGCGGTAGGAACCGAGCCATCAGTAGACTACTATATAACTAATGACGGTTCTGGAGGATATCTTGTTAATGGAGTTTTAAACGGACCTATTAATTTTATAAAAGGAAAAAAATATAAAATTGTTGTAAATGCTGCAGGACACCCGTTTTGGATACAGACAGTATATGGAGCATACTCTGCTGCTAATGTTTACTCTACTGGAATAATAAGTGCTGGAACAGCCAATGGATCTATTATTGTAGAATTACCACAAAATGCACCAGACAGCTTATACTATGTTTGTGAATATCATTCATCTATGAAGGGTTCAATTGCAGTATCAACCGAAAACGTCTCCAGCCCAAAAACAATTGTGGGATCATCTTATACCCTTGAAATAACTGATTTAACTAAAACCATTGTAACTACTGCAGCATCAGGAGATGTTACAATTACAGTACCAGAAAACGCTTCTATAAACTTTCCATTAGGTTCAACAATAACACTATTTCAAGCAGCAGCAGGAAGAATTGCCATTTCTCCTGCTAGCGGAGTAACATTAAAAGGCCCTGGAAATTTTGCTGGTTTTAGAAATAGATTTTCTTTTACCTTTATTACTTTGTATCAATATGCCGCTAATTCATGGTCGGTAATTGGAGATCTAACAAACTAATGAGGTCTTTATCCCAGGCGTCTTTGTTAAAATCTACAATTCAGAATCAAACGGGCAACCCGCCCCGTGGCCTTGATCTTAACGGAATAACTTTTAACATTACATCTGCAAACGTTTCTAGTGACGGAATACTTACATTTTCATGGGCCTCTTTGCCTGAAAGCTACATTAATTACCCTACATTTAATTTTGTAATAACATCTGGTTTTACTAGCGGAACGGGATATAGTAGCACATACCCAAGCGCAAATGGTTATAGTGATGAGTTTTCTTATATTTTTGACGAACCTAGAAAAAGCATACAAAACTTATATAGCTGGGTACCACAAAATTTAACAACTAAATGGAGAAGTTCTGCGGCTCCAGGAAACCCATATGACTCTAGAACATCACAAAGCATAATCCTGGGTCAAGGAAGTGAAGGATGCAATGGATATAACTCTGCGTATAGCAACCTTTCTGCCTATAGCGGAATGACTCAACATTTGCCACAATATTTATCTTTTAATTCTGCCACAATAGATTTAAAATTAATACAAAACGATCCATACAGATCAAGTCAGCCGTCTTGGAAATTTGAATCTAAACTTGTAAGCGGTAACGCAACATTTGCAATTAGACCGTGGGTCGGTGGCGGTCCAACTGGCGACTTCGGCAAGACTTTTTATACTTACGGGAATTGGTCTTTTTATAATGTTACGCTACCCACTAATGCCATATTTCCAGCATTAAAAGCAGGGGGGCAAAACACTAATTACATACTTGAAGGAAGAACAGTAAAATGGGATCTAGATTCATGCAATACTAATTTTTATATGTACCTATATAAAAACGGAAATGTGCTTAGAAACGGGTATCTTGGAAACGATAACAATCCAAGTGGATATAATGGTCAAGGCGATTTAGCATATACTATTCCTGCAGCCGATGGCGGAGGAAGTTATCAACTTTATATATCCAACTACTACCCGTCAACAAATTCGTTTGGTGCTTACACTAACTTTAGTTTTAGTCTATAAGGAGAAACGTGGAAATATTAAAGCCAGAACAGATAGTCCAGGGTAAAGAAACAACAGGCCCCACGCCTCAACCACTACCAACAGCAATACCTGATCCACCTATTTTACAGCAAGAATAATATTTATTAAGGTATAATTGAAAGGGGGTAAAAATGGCATCAAGAATAAGAATAAGAAGAGGCACAACCACTCAATGGAATTCCTCAACTAAAATTTTAGAGTCTGGTGAACTTGGGCTAGACACAACGGTAAATAAACTAAAAGCTGGTAATGGCACAAGCTTATGGACATCCCTTCCCTATATAAATGTTTTGCCATCTGAAATAACAGAGCTTGCTCAAGATGCAGTTGAATCTGCAATTACAGCTGGAACGGGAATAACAAAAAATTACAACGACACTGCAAATACTATTACACTTGCAGTAGATAATACAATTGCAAATAAAACATACGTTGACACGGCAGTATCAGGATTAAGCAGCACATCTGAAACAACTTATATCCCCCTAAGCCTTCTTGGAAACTTAGATGGTGTTGCAGAGCTTGATGAAAATGGTTTTGTTCCAGATGCTCAAATACCAGTAGGAATAACAAGGGATACAGAATTATCTTCAGCTATTACCACAGAAGTTACTGCTAGAAATACAGCAATTACTGCAGCAATTACTAATTTAATTAATGGATCACCTGAAGCACTAAACACATTAAAAGAACTTTCTGATGCATTAGGCGCAGACGCTAATTTTGCAACAACCGTTACAAGCGCTCTAGGGTCAAAATTAAATACAGCAACAGCAGTTTCTGATTATTTAAAAATAGCTGATGCAGCGTCTACATATTTATCTCAAGCATCAGCAACATTAACTTATTTAGACAACACACAACCATCTTTAGATTATCAAATTACTAATAGTGGAACAGGTGGATATTTAGTAAATGGAGTTTTAAACGGACCAATTACTTTAACTCCTGGAAAGCTTCATAGAATTTATATACAAGCACCAGGTCACCCTTTTTGGTTTCAAACTTCTTACGGAGCATACAATCAAGCAAATGTTTATGAGACTGGAATACAAGGATCTGGAACAGCTGCTGGACAGATTGTGATTTTGCTTCCAGCAGATGCCCCACAACTTTATTATGTATGCCAATTACACGAAACAATGAAGGGTGTTGTTTTGCTTGAAAAAGATAATAGCCTTCAGGCATTTACTGCCAAGACGGGATCTTACACACCAGTACTAATGGATATGGGAGAAATTATTGAAATGTCAAGCGGAGGAACTTTTACAATAACAGATTCAGCATCACTCCCTGTAGGAACAGTATTTGAAGTTCTTCAAACTGGAACTTCTCAAGTAACAATTGCTGGAAATGGATTTACCCCAAACTCCACCCCTGGGTTAAAATTACGTACTCAATGGAGCAGTGCAACTGTTATTAAAAGAGCCTTAAATTCTTGGGTTGTCCTTGGCGATTTGAGCGCTTAAAATGCCTAGAAAATCAGGCATAGGAAAAAAAACTGGAACAAGAAAAGTTAATGTACCTGATTTATCGGGATTAACAAGATCTCAAGCAATAACAGCAATTCAAGCAGTAGGATTTAATTACTCAGAATCTACGACAACAACAAACTTATCTGCAGAAAATAATCAAATAAGCTCTCAATCAATTTCTGCAGGATCTATTCAAATATTAGGAACAACCGTTCCATTTGTTTATAAATCTTATGTTGCAATATCTGTTCCAAATCTATCTGGCCTTACACGAGCTGCCGCACAAACAGCAATTGCTAATGCAGGATTAGTTTATAGCGGAGAAAGCTCAACTGCATCAGGTTCCAGTGCTGGAAATAATGGAACTGTTTCATCTCAATCTCCAACATCAGGCTCACAGGTAGATTCAGGTACTTCTGTTTCTTATACTTATTATAATTATGTAGCTCCACCAAGCTTCCCACCTCCATTCCCACCTTCATTCCCACCTCCATTCCCACCTCCATTCCCACCTCCAT